GAAGAGAAACTGGCCCTGTTACAGGTATATTTTGCCTAGCCTGCTCTCTGACATCTGCTCCCTTTTGGAAGAAATAACCAGCGGTATCAAAGTAATCCTCATCCTTTGGCTGCGTGTCTTTGCCAAAGTCCTCAGGAGAAGGAAGGTCAGGGGTTAAAGTCTTGCTTGGGTAAGAAATTGCCCTAAGCTCGTCGTCTGTCATTTCAGAAACAGAAGGCTGGCTTGGGTAAGCAATTGCCCTAAGCTCGTCGTCTGTCATTTCAGAAGCGCTTTTCTGAGACATTATTTTACACCACGTCTTGCAAGCTCCGCTCGAGCCTCCTCAGGCGTCGGGCCGCTATCCCGACCCAATGGCACATCTTTAGAAAGACCCTCAATAAGGCTAGGGTCAAGATTACCACTCATTAAACCAAACATTAACAAATCTTGTTTTGACAGCTTATCGTTACTAGAAAGCATTTCTTTTAATATTTTATTAGCTTCATCTTCTGGTAGGTCAGAAAGATACCTTGCTTTAGCATCGGAAAGAGTTGGAAAAAGTTCCCTTTCAGCAAACTTAAGTGGCTTAAGTCTGGAGAGGGCTTTTTTTCTTTCTTCTACATTAGCTTTAGGGTCTGAGGCAATAGCCTCAAGCCGCTTTACTTCTTCTTTTTCTTGTTCCTTTCGTTCTTCTCTTTCTAGTTTTTTCCTTCTTTCGCTAAGAAGAAAATTTCTTTCAATATCTTTTTCAGCAGCAATATTACCAGCCAACAAGCCTTGAGCCAAACTAGAGCCAAGAGAAATAGGTGTGCGACTTGGGCCTTGCAGCAAAGAAGCACCCAAAGCAGACAGACGAGCAGATGAGCCTTCTCCAGTAAACGCACCGCCCAGTCCACGAGCAGCACCGCCCAGTCCAGAGCCAAGACCACGGGCCGCACCAGAAATGCCAGAGCCAATTCGACCTAACAGGCTTGGTTGAGGTTGACCGCCCAAAGGCCCAACATTCATTTGCTGACGCGGCGAAAGAAGACCAGAAGAATCGTATGGGTTAATCATAATGAACTCCTAATCAATCATGCCTAAAATGCCACCGTAAAGGCCGTATCTCGCCCTTTCTTCTGGTGTAGCCCTGTCTCCCAAAGCACCCGCAAGCGCCGCAGCACCGCCCAAGAATTGTTGCCCACGGCTAGGCTCAAAGTATGGCGTAATCTGCGTTGAAACTTTACCCATCGGGAAGCCAGCAATAATGTTCTGGTAACGAGACAACTGCTCCATCGGAGATGTCTGCTCATACTGATAACGCTGCATAGCTTCTTCAATGCCGCGCTGTGCTTGAGCTTCACGAGCAGCACCGACTTGTTGCAGGCGAGAGATGTCAGCATAGTCAGTGGCAGCCATAGCTGGGGCCATCTGTGCCGCTTCCAAGCCAAGACCGCGTTGTGCGGCAAAGTCACGATAGGCTACATCAGCAGCCACATCACCCAATGCACGGGCTGTAACGTCAGCAGCAGCACCAGAACCCAAGCGACCACGTTGAGCCAGTTGACTCTGCACACGGGCTTGTACGGGGTCTAGCGCACGTTGGATAGCACCAGTAAGCAAACCAGACTGTGCGGGCGGTACATACTGACCTTCAGCACCAGTGCTACCAAGAAATGAACCAAGAGTTGCTTGAGCTTGTTGTGTCAGTGGGCTACCAGCTACGGCGCGTTGCTCCTGCATACGCAGTGCTTGCTCTGTCTGTGGTGTAAAGCCAGCATAAGTTTGACCTTGAAAAAACTGCGGCGCACCAGCTTGATACTGGCGCAATGCCTCAGACATACCATACTGCAAGAAGGGTTGAGCAAAGGCATCAACACCTGTCTGGGTTACTGTTTCTGTAGTTCCATCTGCCATTTTATTTACCTCTGGCCTTAATTTATACGGTTATCCACCGTTTGTAAACGCTATCCTAGAACAGCGTAATGAAAAAGAATGTCATCTGTATTTGCGTTGCTACGATGTGTAAGCGTGAAGGTTTGCTTGCCCACGCTACTAATATAGAGATGAGATAGCTCTTGGGCTGCATTAGACGATTTAGGTGTCCAAAGAATCACACTGTTAGGGTTTACGCGCAAATCACTAACTGTTGTGGTTGTAGAGCTTGCAGTCAACTGAAACGCGCCAGTAGAGTTTATCTTACCCTCCACAAGGTTGTTCACCACCTCCGCGACCTCACGAGGCGTGCCACCCATATTCGGAAGTCTGCGGTATTGGTTAGCCATTACCTGCGTCCTATCGTGTTGGCATCAACGTCAATGCCCTGCGCCTTCTTCCACTCGCCGCTCAAGTTCAAACGCACCCGATGGTAACGTCCGTTAGAGCGTACAGGGCAGAAGTTGTCATTGTTCAAGGTAGATGCGCTACTAAATGTAAACGTATCAACCTGACGATTGCGGGAGGCAACTTGCGCCGTCACTGTGCCAGTAGAGTTTTCACGCAAGCTAACATATGGAATGACATTGTTCAGCAGTGAGTGAGAACCCTTACGCACCTCAAACTCAGCAGTCTCTACTGTTGCGCTCAATGTGCTTCCTGTGAAGGTTTGGATTTTTTTGTCTTTGGAAGCGGCAAATAGAAACTCGCCGCCGCGATAGACAGCACCATCGAGAGAAGCAGGTAGAACGTCAAGATTACCAAAAGCAGCATCAAGAGCTTCAAGAGTGTAGCCAGCGGTATAAATAGGTGCAACCATATCCACAGCAACAGATGCGGTACTCCACTTATCAAGCGCATAGTTATAGATAATAAGTTTGTCAGGTGAACCATTCGTAGCCGCCGTACTCGCATAAGACCAAACAATAATCTGGCGCAGAGGGTCAGCAGAGGCAGTCATATTCTTAGCATATGCGCCGTCCCAATCCTCCAAGAAGAAACGGTTTACCTTCTCTGCACCGATGGCGCGAGAACGCTCACCATCAAACATATAGAAGCCGTCATCAGCCAGATAGAAGACACTGTGACCAACATTACAAACGCTGCCAGAAACCTTACAGCCACGCACCGTCTCCACCTTGTCGAACTGGAATATCAGTGGCGCACCAATGTAACTACCGCGCACAATGCCCTTCTCCATAAGAATAGTGGCATACTCACCGCCGACAAGTCCAGTCACATCACCCATGTCTTGAATGTCTTGGAAGTCAGCTTGAGTCGTAGCATTTACAGCCCAGCTTGTAGAATCACCAATACCACACCAGCGCACACGGTATGGCTTGTTGCCGTCCGTTGTGTCATTAGTAAAGCCAGTCATTACAAAGTCACGCACCACGGCAAGATACTTGGCCTTCGGAGCATCAGCAGAAAGGTCAGAAAACAATCCAGCAGCGGCAGCGGTAATCTTTTGAATCGGGTCAGCAAAGTTAGTGGAGATTACAGTCTCACCAAACTGAACAAAACGAGGACGGTCTTCTGCGCCAGTGCTGTAGCCGCCAGCCTTACTGATGTCGTCCAAAGAACCATCAGTCGTATCAAACTTGTAAATCTTTGTGCGGTCAGCGGCATACAAACCAACATTGCCATCATCATCGGCAGCAGCAAACATGCCTACAATTACCTCATCGGCAACGCCGCTAATCGGAGAGATGTCCTGCATACTCTCATAGCCAGCAGCAGCAGGAATAACATTGTTAGCTACCGTGACACCTGCATTACCAAAATCTGATTGGTCAGGTAAAAATTCCCCAAAGCTAATCATTGCGAACTCCAGCTTTCATTTCCAGCAGACACGTTTGTCCAAGTATCAGAACTAGCAGCAATCGGTGTCCAGCTCTCACCTTCAGCAGACACCACAGTCCAGCTCTCACCTTCATCTGCTACCTCAGACCATACCTCACCTTCGGCTGCAATAATACCCCACAATTCGCCTAGTTTTTCAGCTTCTACGGCTATTGTAGCGACAGGCTGCGGGTTAGCTGTGGCGAACACTTCAAAGTTAGCAGTGACATCTGGGATGATAGCAAAGGTTTGCAGGCTGGCTGTAGCAGTCGCAAGCAGGCCACCCTCTGCATTGACAGACGCAGACGTAGATGCGGAGCTATCTCCAACCCTTACACGGATGCCAGCAGAGCTAACACTTGCAGAGGAAGAGATAGATGATGCACCAATTTGGATGCGAATACCGTCGGCAGATACGGAGACATTTGCAGACGGTGACGATGCACCAACGACAACCCTAATAGCTTCCGCTGTCGCTATAGCCGATACAGATGGCTGTGCTGCACCGACAACAATACGCACACCCTCTGCCGACATTGTGGACGGCCCAGCAAGTGCAGACGCGCCGAACTGGATACGGATACCATCAGCGGCGACAGTGCTGGTAACATTTATGTTACTCGCGCCAAGCTGTATGCGTATGCCTTCAGAGGTTACGGTAGATGATGTAGAT